GATATTACTACCACAAGCGGTAGAATGTCACTATATTCGAAGAGTGAATTTAATCTTCGTTCAGATAATAATGTTAGAATTACAGCTGCACTTAATGTCGACTTAAAATCAAGAGTTATGCGACTAACGTCTCAAACATCGGTTTTTGTATCTGCTCCATCTCATATTATTATCGATTGTAAGATTTTTACTTCTCCAAGAGTTCCTAAGGCTGATCCAGCTGCAATGGCACGTCGCGGCCAAAGCGTAAGTGGATTACGGTTGAAGATGGTTGAACCAGAGAAAGAGTCTTGGAAGCGCCCAGACACAAAACTTAGTAGAAATAAGAATTGGAAACCTTGAATAAATATCATATTAGATAGGACATTTTGAATGGCATCAACAAATTTAAAGAAGTTTTATAAGGGTTTTAGTACACGAAATTATCATGATCTCGGAAAAGAGTTTGAGATTTATAATGTTGATTGCGTCACTGAAGATCTTTTAAATCACATTTTCACTATCAAAGGTGAGCGTGTAATGATGCCTGATTTTGGAACACGCATCCCACTTATGGTCTTTGAACCAAATGATGAATTATCACAAGAAGTAATCCGTGATGATTTATTGTACGTTTTTAAGTATGATCCTCGTGTTGAACTCTTAAATCTTGTTCTAAATCCAAATGAAGATACAAACTTAATTGAAGCTATAGCAACATTGAAATATCTCGAATTTGATGTAGTAAAAGATCTACATATCGAGATAAGAAGCCAATAACATTATAGGGACACATAATGGCAATTAATACATTATACGCAGCAGAAAAATGGGATAAGATTTATCAAGCGTTTGAAACGATAAACTTTACCGCATATGACTACGAGTCAATTAAGCTCAGCTTGCTTGATTACTTGAAATTTTATTACCCAGAAAACTTCAATGACTATATTGAAAGTTCATCATTTGTAGCGCTTGTTGAAACTTTCGCGTATATCGCTGAACAGTTGTCATATCGTGTTGACTTAGCAGCTCATGAAAACTTTATATCAACCTCAGCTCGCAAGCAAAACATTTTAAAGTTAGCAAGGTTAATTTCTTATACTTCTACCCGTAACGTCCCTTTGCGTGGATTAGTAAAATTAACGACAATCTCAAGTTCAGAAGAACTAAAGGATTCACAAGGTAACTCGTTAACTAATAAAAATATTCTCTGGAACGATCCTAATAATCCATTTTGGAAAGAACAATTTTTCTTAGTAATGAATAAAATTTTAACAAGACCATTTGGTAATCCACTAAAATCATTTCAAGTAGATGACACTGTTTATCAAATGTATGAGATCAATAATAACATAACTAATAATGTATTTGCAAATGGTGTCACCGCGTTTAGTGTTAATGTGGCACAAAATTCTTATCGTTTTGAAATTGTTCCATCTGATGTTGATGAAAACGGGGTGTTTGAACGTAACCCATCAACTACAAATAATTTTTCAATTCTTTATTCTGACGACGGTTATGGTGATGCATCTGATACAACTGGTTTTATGATGTTTGTAAAACAAGGTCAGCTAACAAAATTACCGTATAATTTTGATGTTGCATTGCAAAATAGAATGTTGGATATTAATATTCAAAACATTAATAATTCAGACGTATGGGTTCAAGAAGTTGACGCTGTGACAGAACAAGTTTTATATAATTGGGAGCCAATTGACAGTGTAAATTCTCAAAACATATTCTTCAATATTTCTGATGAGCGAAAGAAATTTGAAATTGAAACATTAGAGAATGATAAGATAAGATTACTTTTTGGCGACGGTGATTTTGCAGAAATTCCTCTTGGATATTTTAATATTTGGGTTAGAAGTTCTGCTAATGAAGACAACTTAATTGTTCAAAAAAATAAAGTTGTAGATAATTCTATAACATTTGGATATAAATCTAAGGTTGGAGTAAACGAGTCTTCGACATTAAGATATTCACTTGCACAAACGTTACAAAATGCAAGTGCATCAGAAGATATTGAACACATTAGAAACTATGCACCAACAACATACTATGCACAAAATAGAATGGTTAATGGTCAAGACTATAATACGTTCTTGTTAAAAGATCCAACGATCTTAAGATTAAAATCAGTCAATAGAACTTTTTCTGGTCAACCAAAATATATTCGTTGGAATGATCCATCAGGTCAATACCAAAACGTTAAGTTGTTTGGCAATGATTTAAGACTTTATCAGAATGAAACAATTGTTAGCCAAAAAGAAAATGGAAGTTCACGCATATTAATTGATCAAGTCATTGAACCATTATTAGGATCTCCTGGTGTTATCAATACTGTTGCCTATCAAATGGCTAAAACAACAACACCATCGGATAAAAATTTAATTTACATTAAACCTCGTTCTAAATTTATAGAAGATACTGCGATATTTTTTAACAGTATAAGTGCCGATCCTATCTTAGAAAAAACAGCAATTCAGTCTGCATTAGATAGACATTGGTATGGTGAGCCACAAGAGATAATTTACTATCCAATAACATTAGATATTACTGACAATAATGATTCAACGATTTCAAAGAGAACATTTGCAGTTGTTGATAATGATACAGATCATAGAATTTATGATCCGAATATTGAATTAGTTAAGAAAAATACTGGTATCAATAACACTGGATATGATGAAAATGATTTCCCATATGTGCGTGTCAATGAGACACCATCAAATACATCTGGGTTTCAAGATGCAACAAGCAGATATAAACGTTTTGGAATTCGATTTAACAACACACGAACAATGGCGGGGTTAACATCCGGTCTTCAACAAGTAACAATTTTTTCTGATGCAATTGAAGAATATATTTCTATACAGGTTATTTCTCCAGACGGAACATTATTAGTTCATGGATCAGTTACTGGAATCATGGGCGCTGGAAAACTTAACACCCAGTATATTAATGATAAAATATCATTTATTATGAATGATGATGATGCTCGTCCATATGTAGTTGGAGATGCTTTTGGATTCCAAATTGTAATTAACACCACAACCGGTTTACCTGAACAAGGTGGAAATACATTAGCAACAAACGTTGCTGGAAGATATGAAATTATAGAAGAATCATTAATGACTGACAGCGTTATAACTTCTGCTTTCCAACCACTTGATGAATCTAAATCTTGGATCATTGCTGTTGAACGAGTAGAAGATGCTGATGGCACGTTCTTATATTGGAATGTAATGTCACGCAACTTTTCTCTCGTAGCAGAAAGTACGACTACAAAATTCTGGTATAACAGTAACTCAACATTGATCGATGGTGATACTAAAAAGAAAATTCGTGATGTGGTAACAGTTTTAAAATCTAATTTAAATCGCTATAAAACATTTGCTATTGGAACCAATAAAGTTTATGATGTAATCAGTGACCATAAAAATAGTGATGGGTCACCTAACATAAACGCGTTATCTGTTTCACCAACGGATAGTGGAGAGACATATTTTTCTGGAGATGGATATCCAGATGACCCAATGCAATTTATGAGTTTTATAGCTGCTGATGATTATGTTTTCTTTACATCAGATCCTGCAACTGGTAATTTAACACCAATTCCAACCACGCCATATCTGTTAGAAATATCTGCAGAAGAAGATAATTGGACCGACAATAAGTTTGCAGGCGGTGTCTATGTAAGAAAGCCAGGCAGAAGTGAATTAGATTTCTTATGGCAACACTTTACACCACATGATAATCTTATTGACCCATCTGTTTCAAATATTATTGATATTTACGTATTGACAAGAGGCTACTATACAAATATGCTAAATTATATCAGAGGCGTTGTTGATATTGCACCATATCCGCCATCATCTCTTGATTTAAGAAACTCTTATAGAGACTTATTAACAAGCAAGATGATTTCTGATTCAGTCGTAATGCATTCAGGCAAGCTTAAATTAGTATTTGGAAACATGGCTGAACCAGAACTTAGAGCGTCCTTTAAAATAGTTAAACGCAAGGAATCAAAATTAACGAATGATCAAATAAAGATAAAAGCAATTGATATTATCGATGAATATTTTAGAATAGAAAATTGGGATTTCGGACAAACATTCTATGCTACTGAACTTATCTCGGTTATTCATAAAACTCTACCTTTAGATATTGATTCGGTTGTTATCGTTCCAACATTCCCAGTTAATTATTTTGGAAGCTTATTTGTTATAGAAGCTGGTGAAGATGAAATTCTTCATGCAGCTGTGACAGTTAGTGATATCCAGATTGTTGAAAGTTTAGATAAAACAACACTTAGACAGAAAGCATAAAGTGTCATTTTTTCACAATGATTTTTCAAATAAATACTATATTACATTTTATGATGGGATTTAATCCAGAATGACAAACGAATACGTTAAAAAATCTACTGATCTATCAGATCTGTTGCCAGTAAGAGTTAGAGACAAGACACTTACTAATGTCATTCAAAACCTTTTTAATAGATTTTTAACTAAAAATGAGTCATCAACCATTTTTGGTTATGTTGGGTCACGCAATTCAGAAACTGACACAGATGACGTCTATATTCCAGAACTTAATCTTGAAAGAAGTATTAATACATTAATTCCTGCAATCTATACAAAACATGCTACGACTGAACACGTTCTAACATGGAATGATATTTCTCAAAAATTAGCTGCGATGGGTGTTAATGTAGATAATG